TTGTCATCCCAGCGGCTGTCTTCACAGACATAGCGGATGGTGTCCGTTGCCGCTTCCGCCGCCTGCGTGTCGTTCGGGGTGCGCGGGAATGCTTTCGGGTCCTTGCGGGTCTGCTTTTCCAGACCCATCATGGAATTCACCTTGCGCTTGATCCGGTTATACGTAACCGCGGGCTGTCCGCGCCCCTCAAGCGTTGCAATCTCCGTCGCCGTCCATTGCTTCTCGTCGTAATAATCGCGGTCGCGCTCGGCCTTTTCACGGGCTTCGCGGGTAAGCTCCTCGGAATTCTCGAATTGGCGGCAATAGCGGGCAAGGTCTGCCATCTGCTGTTCGGGGTTTATGCTGTCTTCCAACTGGCGTCCTCCCCGTCCTTGTCCATTGCCTTTGCCCAGCGGTCGCCGGGGCTTGTCTTTTGCTGTTTAACCGAAACAATCGCCGGGTGCGCCTGGTCGATAGCGAGGCCGATCATGCTTGCCGTATCCACATCATCATCATGCTTACCCGCCGGGAAGACCAGAAACTCCGAAAGGTCAGCGCCCTTTTCCAAATAAACGCGCCCGCTTGCCGCATATGACTGAAACGCCCGTGCCCGCGTCGGCTTGTCCGCAACACTCGAAAGCCATTCCATCCGGCAAAATATCTGGCGTTCGCGCATCCGCCTTTTCAGCATCGGATCAACCGCGCGCTTGATAACGCCCGCCTCCCCGAACCATGCGAGCGGCTTGTATTTCGCTATCAGGTCCAGCTTGCGTTCGATCCATACATCGGAAGTCGTTTGCCCTCGCCATCCATCAACACGATAGATCGCCCCTTCAGCGTCGATACCCCAAACCCGGTGCACGGTATAATCGCCACCGCCGTCCGTGACCGCATAATCAGACGTCCCGTAGTAACGCAAGGCCGGTAGATGATCCCATTCCTTGAACCACGCGCGCTGGAAGAACGTGCCTTCATCGGGCTGCGGCTGCTGCTGGTAAAGTGCCGACCATTCGCGCTGTCCTATCGTTGCCTTGATGCGTTCAAGCGTCTCTATCGGATACCATTCAGGCCATAGAGCCTTGCCGTCCGAAATTGCGGGCAGGTCCAGAACTTCCCATTGCCCCGCGTCATGTTCAAGCAATCGCCCTGCCAGATCGTCCTCGTGCCAGCGAGTTTGTATCAGTATCACGGCGGCACCGGGCATCAAGCGCGTATAGAACGTCGATCTATACCAATCCCACACCAGATCGCGGCGACGCTCGCTGTCGGCCTCTTCCCGGTCCTTGAACGGGTCATCAATCAAACCAATGTCCGCGCCGCGCCCCGTAACAGCCGTGCCAACGCCCGCCGCGATATACGAGCCGTTGCTGGACGTGTTGAAGCGGTTTGCCGCCTGACTGTCCTGTGCGAGCGTTACAGACGGGAAAACTTGCCCAAACTCAGGCTCAGCAACGATATTGCGAACCGAACGCCCGAAGTCATTTGCCAGATCGCTGTTGTAGCTTGCCGCGATAATCTGCCGCCTAGGATTGCGACCCAAGGCCCAAGCTGGGAAGCGTTTCGATGCCAGTTCCGACTTGCCATGCCTCGGCGGCATGAAAATCATCAGCCGGTCAATCTCGCCCCGCTCAACCGCCTCAAGTTTTGCCGCTATGCGTTCATGATGCCCCGCCCTGGCGTAAAGCGGGTTTGTGTATTCAGTGAATTGCAGCAGGCTTTTGCGCGCCTGCCTTATCTTCAATTGCTTCTGCAGGTCTTCCAGTTCCGCCAAGGAGGAGAGGAGAAACTGTCTCGGTAAGGATGCGGATTCGCTCGATAAGCTCGTCATCTGTAAGTTCGCCTCGGTCGTCTCCGAAGTTCAATGTCAATTCCTTGGACATAAGGCTGGCTATCACTTTGAGATATTGGTCCGGCTTTTCCTCGCGCACCGTCACAATAGCAACAGCGCCGTGATCCTTGAAATCATCATGCAGCGCCTGAAGGAACATCTCGCCCAATTTGTTGCGCGCGCCTTTAGGTCTTCCCCCAAATCCGCTATTTCCCGGTAGAAAGCGGCCTTTCTCGTCCTTGAAGGATGAAACGTCGCTATTGTCAGCCATGTTGTCAGCCTAATACAGCGCCACGATGCCGGTTGCGCTTGTGCCTGTGCTTAATACACGGTCAACGCAAACCGGGAGAATGCTTCCGGCTGTTACGGCGGAGAATGTGACGTTGGTTCCGTTTGCCATGCGGGCGACAAGTGTTCCCGCGCCGCCTATGTAAAGGCCACGGGTCAAGCCGATGAGGGTTGTGTCGTGCGGAGTTACCGCCGCCGCTGATTTTGCGGATGATGTTGATGTCATGTCATTCTCCTGACGAATTTACCCGCCCTCAATTCCCCCGACACTTAGCCAGCGTTAGCCTGTGAGTTGTGCGGTGCGCTTGGGGCGGGAGCGCGGAAGGGAGCACCGCGCAAAGCTGATTTATTTTGTGCAAAATACGCTATCCGGCAAAAGCGGGACAGCCCGATTGATGAAAGCGCGAGGGGAGCGGGCTGGTTAGGTTCTAGGCTTTGCGCCGGTTTGCCAATTCACGCACCCTTGCTGACTTTCGCAGGGACTTTGGCCCCATAGCGCATTATTCGGGTTTTTGCAATAACTAAGCGGCGGCCTTTGCCTCGAGCAGCCAATCGGCAATTGTCACCGTCATGTTCGAGCCGAAACAGACCAGATATTCGCGGCCCTTTGCTTTTACAACTTGCCCGGTCATGCCTTGCCATGCGCCATCGGTCGGGGCCACGGTTTCGCCTGTTTCGAAGCGGCGGGCCTTGGCTTTGCGCGGGATAAGGTTCTGGCGTTCTTCCTCCCGGCGCAATCCGGTCATGGATAGATCGGCTATCAATGGAATCCGGCGGTCAAAGCGAAACAGCGAGAATTGCGGACAATCATCGGGCGGGCGGTGCGACCATGCCAGGAGCGTCTCAACATGCTGCGAACCGGCAAAGACGAAGCTGGGCATCAACGGCACCCGATGTTCGTTTATCAGCGTTGAGCGGGGCTTGCGCTTGCGGATGATGGCCGCCGGTGTCCATGTCTTGACATGGTGGCTGTCAAGCGCGTGGGCGAGCCGAAGTGTTGACTTGCCGGAGCATCGAAGCACTATCCAATCCAAATTCTCACCCTTCCCGTTTCGCTTGTGTTTGTAAAACGCGCCCTCTAGCCATTCCTATATCCCCAATTCGATTGGCAGAAACTCAATCCAACTCCGCGCAACGCTCCCGCTAACTCCAACCGCCTCACCACATTCTTTCCATGTTGCCCCTTGCCGTCTCATGACAACAACGCGCCGCAGTCTGAATCCTGTTTTAACCACTTGGTTGATGTGGATCAGCGGCTTTCGGATTGTTTCACGCGCGAGATATTCATCATAGGCTGAAACGGGCGGCGGGGCGGCAGAACGCATTGCAATGTCGGTGCCAAATTTATCGCTGTGCGTAATGCTTCCGTATTTCGCTGTAACCGGCGCGCCATAGAGCGACGTTCCATCCGGCGCTTTATCTTTTACCGCGATGCGGATGCGGTCATTATCACCCCTAGCCATTCACCCGTCCCCTAGTGCTGCTTGGATCATTGCTTTCCAGATCAATTCCATGTCGTGCGCGTCAGTGTCTAAGTCTCCGGTGTCTGTCGCGCATTGCCATTCCTTTAGCCCTTGTGACGCCATTTTTATGGTCGGTTCCCGCATTGCCTCAATCGCAGCGCGGGCGAGCATAGGTCCGCCGTCCTCAAAGCCGATTCCGCCGGCATACCATTCAATTAATTTGACGCGCAGCGCCTCGCCCACTCTCTCCACCATCTCGCTCATGTGCTGTTCCTGTGTTTCATGCGCATGTTGCCAGCCGTATCGTAAACCCATTCAATCCCCGGCCTTGTGCAGCGCATGTTGGCATTGGCCAGATATTCCGAGGTTCCGTAAGCCGGACGGGCTGGGCCGTTTTGGCGTTTCTGGAAAAATGGATTGTCTGCTTCAGCCATAAAAACCTTCTATCAAGCGGTTGAACGATTTAGGTTGCAGGAGAAAATCGAAGTCTGCTTTCCAGCCCCGCTCATTCTCGCCACGGCAGAACGGCGAGCGTTCGACGGCGGAGATGGCCTCCGTGATGTCGTCGGTTGAGCGGGTTTTGATGAGCGTCAGCGTCTTGCGGCGGCGCATCTGGTCGAAGCTCTTGGCCTTCGAAAGGCCAACCCTTCCCGCCATATCGTTCCAGGCTTCCAGAAGGTGCTCCGGCTTAACCCTTATTGATTTTTCAGCGGGGGGAGTATCATCGTTAGATGATACAAGGGGAATGTTATTCCTGACTGTATCCGTGTCCCGTTTTTGGGACTGTTTAACGGAAAAAGTGGAACTGTTCCGTTTTGGGTACCGTTCCGTTTTTGGGACTGTTCCAAGGGATAGCCTATAGACCTTCACTTGCTTGGTTTTTCCGACGCATTCCCCTGTCTCTGCAATCAATCCTTTTGTTCCTAATGTGTCGAGAGCGGCAATGACCGTCTTGCGGTTCAAACCGCCAAATTCAACAAGCGCGGCAATGGATGGATGCGCCTCATAGGTGTGACGGTCTGCGCATTCCGCCAGCCCAAGAAGAACCAGCTTTTCAGCAGGGCGAAGGCCAGATGCGCGAGCCGCCCATGCAAGTGCATCAAAACTCATGCCGTGCCTGCGTCCTCGCCGGTCAACCAGGCGCGATATTGTTCCCACTCGGACATGTCAGCCGAATAGGTATACTCCTCATCATCAATTGACGGATGCGGGGCGCATGTAGCGAGAATGCAATCATGCACCGCGTCCCAAAACTTTTCCGCAGGAGTGGGCGCTTCGCATGGACCATCGGGAACCAGATACCAGACAAAATCCTTAAGTTTGTTCTCCATCGAAAACCATTCATGATGGAACAGAACTGGATCAAATGTCCTATGCAGTTTGCGCTCTAATTCTTCATCGCCCTCAATATAGGCGAACAGTTCAAGTTCTTCTGGGCACATGCGCTGCACTTCCCGGCGGCGGCGCTCAGGGTGGCTCTTTGAAAAGCCTATTTTACAGTTCAGGCGATTGTGTGGAGCATGACACACGAAAAAATAAACGTAGCTCATTTGGCTGTCTCCAGTGGATAACAGCCATCCCAATAAGCACGTTTTTGCATGAAGCAATATGTCAACAAAGAGAATGACGGGGATAAGTTTTTCACCGTCCCTGCTTTCCGAACTTGCGGGCGATCCGCTGGAACCTGGACTTGCAAGACGCGGTTGAACGGCCAATGGCTCGCGCCGCCTGTCCGAACGAAAGCCCGTCCGCTATAAGGTCGCACAGTTTATAATCCTGATCGGCTGGCCATTCATTGAGGCCGGTTGCGGCTGACCAGTTTTGCCGTGCATGGATCGGCCATGTGTCGCGCTGGTTCATGCCGCCCGCCTCCGATATTTGTCGGCCTTCTCAAGCAGGCTGTCAGGCGTCAGGATAACCATGCCCGCGCGCCAGTAGCGGCCCTTCTGGTCGGCCTTTCCCTTTTCGTCACAGCGGTAGACCGTCCACCGCTCAGCCCTCAAAACGTCCGCAGCATCATCCCAGATCGACCGGGGCTTGTCGCGAATGATGGCTTTATGGGGTGCGCCCATTTGCTTGAATGCTTGCGGCTTGCGCGGCGGTGGCTTTATGGTTCTGCGGTCGAACGGAACCGGCTCTATTTCTGTCTCGGCTATCCACCGCTTGATAACCTTGATGTCGGCCACCAGAAGCCGCGTCAGTTCCGCAGCGGTATGCACGGCGCATAGTTGCTCCCAATTGTCGGGAACGAGCCTGTTGACCGTCCTGCGGGGCGTGAAGCCGCTTTCATCTATCCACCGGCCAACGGCCTTGTCGCTTGTGCGGTAGTGCTTCACAAGCTGGTAGCGGTTTTTGTCCTTGGCTTGTTGAGCGAAGTCATCGGGCATTGGGCGCACTTCATGCCGCGCCCTGTTGCCGCCGCGTTTATCAATGCGGATCATCTCGGTCATGCCCACCCCCATTCCGCCAGTGTCTCTTCCATGTCGGCAACCGAGCGCACGACCGCATGGAGATGGCCGATCCGAACCAGCCAATCGCGGCAAGCAATCTGGTTATCGTTGTTGAACTTTGCGCCCTCGTCTTTAATCTCGACATGGCCGATCTGGCCTGTGTGATGGTATGCAATCAGGTCAGGGAAGCCGACGTGCAGCCCCGCGCGCTTGAGTGCGTTCATCTGCATTGCGCGGGCCTTTGCGTCACCGGCCAAGATTGAGCCGTTCGGTATGGCAACCGGCACAACGCCACGCTGGCGCAGATAATCGACGACAGCGGCTTGTATATGCTTCTCAGCCACGGCGCATGTTCCAGCTATGCCGGATAGCCGTGCGTGCGATGCGACGTTTGCGACAAGACCACCAGATTGACAGGCGTAGCTTGAAAAGGCGCATCATTTCCCCCTCCTCTTTGCGTCATACTTGGCCCTATTGGCCTTCTGGCGTAGTGCGTAGGAGATGAGTGGCCAGTTCGTTTCCTCGTTGGCCTCAAGTTCCTCAATCTCACTGCGGGCGGCTTTCAGGGCGGCTTGTGCGCCTTCGTATTGGGCATCTGACACGCCAATCGTATTGCGCGCCTCGTCCAGCTTGTCCTGCAAGTCCTCTGCCTTTGTCTGCCAGACCATTGCCTTGATGTTGGCAGCGCGCGTCTGTGCTTTCAGGTCTGCGTTTGCAGCCTCAAGGGATGCTATGCGCAGGGCGTCGGCATTGACCTCGTCGTTCAGACGGCGGGCAGAACCGAGCCAGTCAAACAGTTTCATGCTGCTGCTCCTATGAACAGGTCTGATTGACGTTGCGCGTCTTCAAACATTTGCGGCCACCAAAAATTCCGCTTACTTTCGTTGTCGGCAGCGGGAATTATTTGAAGATTGGCCTCGCAATGCAGACCCGACACCAAGGGACTTTGCAGCGGGACTATATGGTCAACGTGCCAACGTCCGCTGCGACTAGAAGCATCTTTATAAATCGATGCTATCGCGTCCAAATCAGCCCAGACTGGTGTTGCGCGAAGTTTCGCCGCTTTGCGTTGAGCGGTAGCAGCCCGCATCTTGTCCGGATTCGCCTTTGCCCATTCCGCATATTGTTCTTTTAAGCGCGTCTTGTTTTGGTCCTTGAACTTGCGGTTTGCCGCGCGAGCTTTGTCTAGGTTGGATAATTTCCACTCAGCAGACTTCTTTGATAGTTTCTCGCGATTTTGTTTGGCCCATTCGGAATTGCGCTGGCGATGACATTCCGTGCACCACGAACCAAAACCCTCTTTGTATCGCGGATCGGCGCGGAATGATGTGAACGGCTTTTCGGCCAAACAACGCTTACACTTCTTCACGCTGCGGCCCCCTCTATAAAAAAGTCACCCTGGCGCTGTGCTTCCTCAATCCGGCGAACTGCGATGTCGAAATATTTGGGTTCGCGCTCAATGCCGATGAACTTGCGGCCCATCTGAACGGCTGCAACGCCTGTGGTGCCACTGCCCATGAAAGGGTCGAGAAGGCTGTGGCAATCTGGCAGAAAGTTGATGCACCATTTCATCAATGCGATGGGCTTTTGGGTGGGGTGTTCCTTCCCGTCTTGCAGGGCGAGTGCACGGGGATAGGAGAAGATGCGCGCGGCTTTTTGTTCGCTGCACCATGCAAATTCGCAGTCTGCCAGCGAAAAGTCGCGCTGCCCCTTATCCCAGACCAGCCAGCGCATGGTGGGCGGCAAAAGGTCGGTGAAGTAATTCCCGCCCCAGATGATTTGCACCTTACCGGTTTTCAGGATCAGCGCGAAAATCTCGGGGTCGGGGCGAGTTTGATCCCAGTCTGTTTCGCCATAGTAAGTCCAGCCCCTGCCTGCTTTTGTCCGCTCGCCTTTGGGGCGGGACTGGGCGTCCATCCTTTGCTTGGCTGCGTCTGCTGCCGCCTTGTCCGCCCCAATCCCATAAGGCGGATCAGTCACCACGGCATCAACGCGCGGCAATGTCGGGAGAATGTCGCGGCAATCGCCCAGATACAGCGTTACAGCGCCTATGGTGACCGACTCGCTCATTCCCCAATCTCCCTGCGCACCGCTTCCAGTTCCTTGGCGACACGATCCAGCCGGTCAATGAATGGTGATATTGAAAACTTCATGTGCGTCCCCCCGCCAAAGTTTAATATGTGCCGCCAGCCTTTACAGACGGGAACCCATGAGGCTGGCGGCTCCGCGCGGGTCGAAGGCGCGGAAACTCATGCGGCGGACCGTTCGGGCAGATCGAAAAAATCATCTGGCCTAACCTGTCCGTCCGTGTGTTCAATGATAAGGCGCATGAGATCGGCTGACGGGTAAATGTCACCCTTGGCGGCCCTGGTTATGGACGAAACCGCCACACCCGCCTTATCAGCAAGCGCCGTGGCTGAATTTCCTTCCAGCTTGATATAGTCTGATAGTTTCATGGCGCCTAGATTGCATAGCGCGCAAGCGTCGTCAATAGGGCATCGGCGGATTTATTTTGCGCGGCCTGCAACTTTATTTTAACAGGGGGGTTGACGTGCTTTGCGTGGCGCGCAATAAGCAATCATCGAAACAACGTGAGAGCACACCATGTCAGCAACCAACATCGAACAGATCGCCGCGAAACTGGAAGCGGCATTTGGCGCACCCTTCAAGCACGAAGGCAGCTCGCGTCCGAACGCCTATGCGGGATCATGCGAGCTTCACGAGTTTTCAAGCGATGGCCAAGTCAGCGCCATCGCGGTCTGGGTAGACATTGAAGACCGTTCGGCTGTGGCGCGCGAGGTTGCCCGCATGGCCGCTCCCGATCTGGAGTGCGCCGCATGAGCGGGTTCACGCCGGGGCCTTGGGTGCCGCGCCGCGCCGCCAAGCCTGACAACACAGGCGGATACGATTGGGCGATTATCGCGCCCGACAAAGCAATCATTGCCGAGTGCTTTGAGGTTGTGGATTGGGCGGAAAATGGCGTCGATTTTGACACTAGGCCCGTTGAAGCCAACGCCCGCCTGATAGCGAGCGCGCCTGATCTGCTTGAGGCTCTGCAATTTTACGCAAATTCTGAGATTTACAAGCCTCACCCGCATGGCCCCGCATTTGACGACCGCGATCTTAGTTTTCGCGCCCGCGCAGCCATCGCCAAAGCCACCGGAGCCACATCATGAGCAGCCTCCGCAAGCAACACAACCAATTCATCGCGGTCGGCCTTGTTGAGCCAAGGGACGCACGGCAGCGGATCGACGGCGCGACGGCGCATATCAAAAACAGGCAGGAGCGTGCTTTGGCACGGTTCAAGCTATGGGCGAAGGAGCCAGACTGATGAGCGTGAAACTATGCAGCCTCTACACCTTAGAGCGTGAACCAGTCAGCTACGAACTGGAGATCCACTACACCTACCACCCCTATCAGCCAGCGCGTGGGCCTTCCTATGCGTCCGGTGGCGAGCCGGAAGAATATGCCTTTGTCGAGATTGATCGGGTCGAATGCGATCAGGTCAATGGACCGTTCGAACTGACGGACGCCGAGGAAGAAGGCGCGTTGGATTGGCTGCTTTGTGAGGCTCAGGACGAACTGATAGCCCGCGCCGACGATGCCGCAGATTATCGCTACCAGCAACTCAGGGAACCATACTGATGACCCCCCGCCACAACCGCCGCCAGCAGCCCGTTGGACGCATTGG